GGCGAAATTACATCAGTTATTCTTGACCGGGACCCCGGAACAATTGAATTGGGGATACGAAATGCCCTTAGAGGCCCCGGCGCCCGACACCACCATGACGCAGGCCTCGGCCCTTTTGAACAAGGCCCTGCCGATTCGATTCTTTAGGAATCTCCTGGCCCGTTACCCGCTCAGGATGATCCAAGCCTACGTCGGCGGCAAATTTGTCAATCTGAAAACAAACCGAATCTACTACGAATTTGATCGCGAGGACCACCTGGACCAGGACCTGGTCTTAAACCCACATCACCCGATCTGCTGGACTCACGACTTCAACGTTGACCCGATGAGCAGCGCGATCCTGCAGCGGTACAAGGATGACCAGGAAATCCACGATGAGATCATCATCGAAGGCGCAGCCATAACGGACGCCCTGGAAGAGTTTAGAAACCGCGGCTATGACAAGTGGCTGGAGCAAAACGGAGGCCCGGGCGTCATAATTTATGGAGATGCGACTGGATCCCATCGGGACACCAGGAGCAAAACAAGCGACTACGGACTTCTCCGGACCCATGGCTTCACAAACCAGAAAGTCAGAAAGAGTAACCCACCAATACGACACCGGCACAACTCGGCAAACGGTCGGCTGCGCAATGCCCTCGGCGAAATGCATCTGCGGATTCACCCTCGATGCAAGACCCTAATCCGAGGCCTGGAGGTAGTCGGTTACAAGCCCGGATCTTATCTCGAGGAAGATATCCGGGAACAGCACGTCACCGCAGCCTGGTCGTATTTTTGCGAACGTGAGTGGCCCTTCAGTAAATACGAGGATGCCACCGAGACTCGACGATGGAGGTAAACCGTGGCCCTTCAGGTAGCAGAGACAGCGACCGAGGCGACCGGGCAAGACAGTACCGCCCTGGCTAAAGAACTGAGAAAAAAGCACCCGGAATATGTGGACCACCGGGACGAGTGGTTATTTTTCTCAAACTCCTACGATGGAGGCCGGGACTACCTACAAGCCGGATATTTATACAAACACCCGAACGAGCAGGGCGACGGCTTCGTTCATCGGCAGAATATCGCCTGTTATTACAATTTCTGCCAGGAAGTCGTCGATCTTTACGTCTCGTATTTATTCCAGAAACCAGGCGAAATCGACTACGGCGACCTGGGCAATGACCAACTATTCAAGACCTTCAAGGACGACGCGGACCTCAAAGGCAACACCTTTCGATCCTTTCTCCGGGAAAGCCAACGCAAGGCCAGCACCTACGGTCACGTGGCCATCATCGTGGACAAGCCACGCCCCGCGGAGGACGATGCTGTACCCGAAACCCAGCAACAGGAGCAGGACCAGAACATCCGCCCGTATGTCTACCGAGTCAACCCGACAAATATTGTCGATTGGACGTACCAGCTGGTAGGAACCTCGGGATACCGCCTGACCATGATCAGAATCGTGGAAAATGACGACCCCGAACGATATCGCATCTGGTATGAGGACCGCTGGGAACTTTGGGAAGTTGAAAAGGACAAGGCCGTGCTACTTGACAGCGGCGAGAATCCCATCGGCCAGGTCCCCGTGGTTTTCCTTTTGAACCTCGCCACAGATGCCGATTTGATCGGCCGCAGCGACCTAAACGATATCGCCTACGTCAACCGGCACATTTACAACCTCTGCAGCTGGAACGACGAGAACATCGAAAATACCTGCTTTGCAATGCTCGCCAAGGCCAAACGAGAAGCCGGCAAGGGCGGAGAAGGCGGAAGTGACGACGTCGGGCCCTCGATTGTCATCGAATATGATCCGGGCGAACCGAATGACAAGCCGTACTGGCTGGAGCCCCCGGGAGTGAGTCAAGACGTTTTCGATAAACGCATCGACCGTGACGTAGACGAGATCCACCGCATGGCCAAGATGGGAGGCGTCTCAGCCACACCAACGGAGGCCGGAAAGAGCCCCAAAAGCGGCGTAGCCCTCGAATTGGAATTCAGGCAAATGAACAGCACCCTGGCCGAGAAGGCCGACAATGTCGAGGAAGCACACCAGGCGATCATCGATCTCTACGTCAAATGGCAGGGCGGCGGCGAATTCAAGGGCACAATCGACTACCCGGATGATTTCAATATCGAGGACCTGGCGGCAGACCTTGAAAATGCCATCCAGGCGACGGCGCTCAGAATTAGCGCCCGATTCAATGCGGAGATGAAAAAGAAGATAAGCCGGATCGCGCTACCGAAACTCGACCCGGAGGCCGCAAAAGAGATCGACGACCAAATAGAGGCGCAGGCGCTCCTGTTCATTCCCGCAGAATTCAGCCTGCTCCTGCAAAATAACCTGAGCAACCCGGTCGAAGTGATGATGGCGCTAAGAGGCATCGACGAAAAGGAGGCCCGCAGGATCCTGGAGGAGAACAAAAAGCTAAATGACGAATTCCAGATCGCCGGACCGAGTCCACCAGACATGTCCGGCATATTTGGAGCCGAAGAAGGCGAAGGAGGAACAGAAGAGTAGAAACCCGGAATTCGGGGCGCGGACGCAGCACGTCGCTGGAGATCGGACCCCCACCCCAGGCCCTAGGTCTCGACTATTGGGAAATGCCCGAGAAGGCCCCAAAAAGGCCGCATAACCGTTCCTGCGCTATTTGCAACACCATGGGGAGGCACTAATGAGCCCAAATCGGCTATGAGACGGCCAGTCCGGACCATTCTGCAACATTTCCTGCATCCGCTCAATGTTTGGTGCCGAATGGGAGGCCGGAAACCCGAATATTTTCGATTCTACGAACAGCGAATATGGAAACCTTGGATCCGGCCGTTTTTGAACGGCGGAAGGAGACCTCAATAGGCGGAGGAACTAAGTGGCAGACCCGGCCCTCAGATTGCAACGATTCAAAAGCCTGGCGGAGATGGAGCGCGAGAATTTCAATCTCGCCCGGATCCAGGAGTACGCCGGCCTGAGATTCGAAGCCCGTCTGGCTCAAGTGCTCGACCGGGCAGCCGCAGCCGCCCGTCACAGCCTGCGGAATGGCGCAGACCTTGACGCAAGCGGCCAATTCAAAATCAACGCCCTCAACCAGGCCCTGGCGCTTAACGTGACCAGCGACGTATCGAGGATCCTGCGCGAGGCTGGCTACAATGACCTGGTCAATGAGCACCTCCAGGGATACGAGGCGCTATACGGACAAGCCCAGAAAATCTACGAAGGCACCGGCGTCCCTTTTGCCTTTGACCAGCAAGACATCGAGCACCTGCAATTCATAGCAGACGCCGATGCGACCTATTTCGGTCGATTGCCACAAATGGGCGTGGCGGCCGTCGAGAAGGCGCTGATGGAGAGCGTTCTGACCGGGGCCAATTTCCAAGTGGCAGCCAACGCGATACAGGCGGCCCTAGGTGCCGAGGGCAGCATCCTGGCACGCTATGCATTCACCTACGCAAACGACAGCCTGCTAAATTACAGCGCAGCCATCTCAGCGGTCCGGGACAAGAAACACCCGCCGCCCTATTACTATTACGCCGGGACGATTATCAAGACCAGCAGGCCATTCTGCATTGTTCGAGCCGGCAAGGTCTGGTCAGCGAAGGAAGTGAAAAGCTGGGAAGGTTTCGATTGGCAAGGGAAGAAACCCGGCCCCTTCCTGGTAACCCGGGGCGGTTGGAATTGCCGACATAGCATGGTAGGCGTGACAGAAGCCTGGGCGGCCGCGAACGACATCGAGCCCGAAACCGAGCCCCCGCCGGCGGTCCCTGTACCGAAGCGACGGAAGCCACCAGGGCTGGCCGGGGCCTCCTATCTGCCGGACGCGACCAGGAAATCACTTCTCAACACCTACAAGGGACCCGTAACCGGCCTGGCCACACCGCCACCAGACCTGGTAAGGCCGCGGCCCGTCAAGCGCACATTGCCGAAGCCGCTGGAGGTGAGCTCTAAAGACTTTGAAATATACCAGAATGAAACGGGCCTAGGACCCTGCGGTCCAATCGCTAAGGTTTTGAGGGACCTGGGATATGGAGAGATTGAATACGGATTCTTCGGCCCGAGGGGCGACTATGAGAAATCCTTCGGCCATTATTGGATCAAAACCCCAACTGGCGGGATTATCGATATTTCCAACCCGTACAAAGGCAAGAAGGGCTGGACCTATTGGGAGAAGGATATCCTCCCCAGAGATCAGCACCCGTCGCCGATGATGTGGGGGAAATGGGACTATGACTTCTGGAGAAAACGCCTAAAATTTCAGGAGGTGAAGCCAGCCAAGCTGAAACCGGCGGACCGGGCCATGAAGAAAGTGAAAGGTCTGGAGATCCGGGAGGAGTATGGAGAACCAGGCAGCCCGGATCATGAGATTTATTACAAATCAAAGGGCATCCTGGGCCGGGAGGACTACGGCTGGTGGAAGCGCCGGGAATCCATCACAGACCTGGCTTATCAGGAACTCGAAAAATACGACCCGACCACGATCCAGGCACTGAAGAAACGCGTCAAGCTAAAAACGATGGCGGCGACGCAAGAAGAGATAGTCGGGAAAACTCTCGAAGCGGCCATACGGACCCCGAAGGCACTGCGTGAATTTCAGCTAGAGAATTACAGACAGCAAGGAATGCCCGATCCGGTCATCGTGAAAGACAAGGGCAAATACTACGTCCTGGACGGGCACCATCGCCTGGCTGCCAAGTGGGCGCTTGGCAAGAAGTCGGCCGAAGTGATCATTATCGACGCCGACAAGCTGCTGAAACCCGTAAAGCCCCCAGAACCACCACCACCGGCGCCGCCGGTACCACCCAAGAAGGTGAGCCCGGACGAAGCCTACCGCCAGGCCAAAGAGGCGACTGCGAAATTCGCAGATGCGCAGGAAAACCCTCACTTTTATAACGATTACAGACGAGTCCGTAAATGGCGGAAGTGGGACCGAGACTCGGATCCGCTCAAGGCGAAGGCCTGGGCATTACACCAGGCGGAACATAATGCCAAGATAGCCCTCTACGAGAGCCTGGACCTTGAGGGCAAAGAGGCGATGCGCGATGCGACCGTACGCAACATGGTCCGCATCAAGAAAACCGATCCGGCCATAAAGGCCAACCCGAATCTCGAAGAAACCAAGATCCGGCACGCCAACGAAGGCACCAGCCATGTCACATACCGGATGCTGGCCGATCTCGAGCGGAACGATATGCGGATAGTGTTCCGCGGCGATATCAAAAAGAAACGGGCACATTACTCCGGCAAGGGATCCCGGGGCGAGGCACACCTGGATTGGGGCGACGACCCTGCGGTAGTAGCCCACGAAATGGCCCATGCGATTGATTCATTCATGAGCGGCGGCGCCCGGGGATTTCCTGACAGCTATGGCTATTGGAAAACCGCCTCTCTAAACACCTACACCGACAACCAGGCGGCCAAGCAATACCGCAAGTGGTACGGCAAAAACAAGGCCGGCGGCAAGGGCACATACAGCAACGGCGACGGCGAGTATCACCTGGGCAATTGGATCAGCAACTATGAGGGCCGAATTTACAAAGGCAACCTCAAGGAGGGCACCGAGTGG